TTACGGTTTAGATATCGATATAGTATTAGAAGTAAAAGCTAAAGAGTTAGCTCTCTTTGGTTGTAGACAAGTAAACAAACAATTAATTAAATAAGAGAAGATTATGTATTATGTAACAAAAGTATCGGTACTTCATACCGACCCAAATTCAGGTAAAGAGAAAAAAATGACTGAGCAGTATCTAATAGATGCGGTAAGTGTAACTGATGCAGAGGTGATTATAACTAAAGAGTTGAGCTCACAAAGTTTAGACTTTGAAGTAAAATCAGTAACGGCAAGTAAAATATTATCAGTATTATCCGCATAATAGTTGGTAGTCTGAGTTATTTTTCTTATCTTTATATATAATAATAAAAACGATAAACTATGATTTGTGTGAAATGCAATGAAGAAATTCAAGAGGGTAGACTAAAGGCTTTACCTAGTACAAAGACTTGTACTGAATGCTCAACTACTACTGCTTGGTATGTACGTAATGTAATAGCTGGTAAAACTGAGTATATGGAGACAGAGATAATTAAAGATCCTAAAGCTATAGCTGTTATTAAAGATATGGATAAGAGGGTAGGTTGGGGAAGTAACTTAGTAAAAGTATAAAGAGTAAATATGAAGATATTAGGATTTCAATCTGGTCACGACGTTTCATACTGTCTTTTAGAAGACGGTATACCGGTTATACACGAGGAGTTAGAGCGATTCACGCGTGAAAAGGAACCCCTTGGTGATGGTTTAGAGTTCGCTATTAAGAGACTACCAGAAGATGTATTTAACGATGTAGCGTGCTATGTACATGGTAACCCTGGAGGTAGATATGGTAAGTATAAAGAGGTATGTAATAAGTCTGAAGCTGAAGATAAAATGTTATCGCGAGTGGCTTCAGGAAAAAGTGATAACTTATGCATAGGTCACCACCAATCACATGCTGCTAATGCATTCTTTTCTAGTAATTTTGATAAAGCTATAATTTTTACTCTAGATGGTAGTGGTATGGAGAAGAGTATCACAAGAGATTATGTATACGAAAATAAAAAGCCTACCACGTTTAATGGGTTCCAAAACTTCTCATGTGCATTTACTGTATGGCTCGGTGAAGGTAATAAGATAACACCTATACGTCGAATAGATTCAGGGGTATTTACAGTAGGATCTTCATGGAAGTACTATACTAAAGAACTGTTTGGGTTATCTAGTGGTCATCCGCACGGATTTGCCGGTGGTACAGTTATGGCTATGGCAAGTGCTGGTGATGGTAGTAAGTACTATCTTGATTTTGCAAAAGCATTTATCATGGGTGGTGGAGGTCATAGTGCAGCTGTCAAAGCTAATGTTAAAAAATATTTACCTATAGTTGCAAGGAGTGAACAGGATAGATTTGATGTAGCAGCTGCTCTTCAAATGGCTTCAGAGCAGGTTGTATATGAGACTATGGCACCATATGTACAACACTATAAAGAAGCAAACAATATCTGTCTAGCAGGAGGAGTAGCTTTAAATACAACAATGGTAGGTAAGATGTTCGATTGGTTTCCTAAATCAAATATATTTGTATGCCCAGTGCCTTACGATGGAGGGTTAAGTATTGGATCAGCTCAGTTTGTGTGGCATCACATATTAGGCAATCCTAGAGTAAAGTGGGATACTCACCCATCACCATTTTTAGGTATGGAGTATAGTAAACAAGATATATTAAATCATCTAGAAAAATCATCAGCCGAAGTAGTATTTAAAACAGTTACTGATGATGATGTAATTGAATTACTGGATCAACAAAATATTATATCTTTATTTCAAGGTGGAGCGGAAAGTGGTCGTAGAGCACTAGGTAATAGAAGTATAGTAGCTGATCCAAGGAGCTCGGATATGAAAGGTAAAATTAACGAAAAAGTTAAACACCGGCAGTGGTACAGACCATTTGCTCCTGCAATATTAAGAGAAGATGTTAAAGATTGGTTTGAAAAAGATATCGATAGCCCGTATATGAGTTTTATAGTTAAGTTTAAAGAGAGTGTAGTAGATAAGGTACCAGCAGTAGTGCACCTTAACGGCACAGGTAGGCTTCAGACATTAACTGAGAAAGGAAATGGTTGGTTTTATAACTTTGTAAAAAAGTGGAAAGCTAAGTCAGGTGTACCTATCTTATTAAATACCAGTTTTAATGATAGAGAGCCTATAGTTGAAACGCCAAGTCATGCAATCAATTGCTTTATAGGTACAGATATAGATTACCTTTATTTTAGTGACTGCAAAATACTAGTAGAGAAAAAACATAAATAATATGAATGAAATAGAAGAAATAGAACAAGATATACAAATGCTTAGATCCGCAATGGAGAATACGTTCCTGATATTAACAGGGAGAGCTACCTGGGATAGTTTAATGGATAAAGCATCCATGCAGCCCGGCAGTATTGATCAGCATAATAATGTAGCGTTATTATTTGACCCTATGGCAGATGATTATAATCCAAAATTCCCACACCTACATAATGATGTTGATAGTAATGAGTTATTTGACTCAATGATTGAGTATTATGTTGAGAGTGAAGAGTATGAAAAATGCGCAGAAATATTAAAAATTAAAGAGAAGAAATATGGCACAACGAGGTAGACCGAGATCAAAACCGGTAAAAAAATGGAATCCTAGGTATTCAAAAACAGCAGTTAGAGTAGCGATACAGAATGCATTTATGGATAATCCAGAGGTAGGAATGATGATGAACCAAAATAAGTTTACAAGTACTATACTACAGTCATGTGATACTTGGGCAGTAAATGATGGACAGACACCACCGGAGTAGTCTATGAAGATAGCTTTTTGTATACCGGGTCCAAGTTTTTCAGGATGGTTTTTAGAAAACTGGACTGCATTAATTAAGTCTCTCCCACCTGAGATAGATTGGAGATTGTTTCGTAATTATAATCCAAACGTTCATGTAGTACGTAATCAAGTATTAGATAGGGCTAAGATGTTCAGACCAGATTACTATATGTGGATAGATAGTGATATAAATTTTACACCTGACGATTTTTATAAGCTTTTAGATCATAAGAATGTATCAATAGTATCTGGAGTGTATGTTATGAAAACAGTGCACCCTTATAATGATTTTGCATGTGGCTCGTTAGACGGTGGTACATTAACTCGAGATGATATCAAAGATAAGAAAGAATTGATAGAAGTTAAAGCTAACGGGTTAGGTTGGATGTTAGTAAAGGCAGAGGTGTTTGAACAAATGGATCAACCATTTACGCAGGATGAACACGGTACTGGTGAAGATGCTTTATTTCAACTACGAGCTAAAGAGCTAGGATATATATCTTATATCGATCCGACACTAGTGGTTGGTCATGAAAAAGTGATGATACTTACTTAAACTGCTAGCGCAAATACTATCACCATTATTAAAATATAAATTAATGGTGCTATATCGATTTGTTTTGTTTCCATATTATTAATAAGTAAATATTTATATAAGCAAACATATTAAGAGAATATTAAGAAATTATTAAATGTCGAATAACAGTTTTAAAAATTTACAAAACAAACTACTCCAGTTAAAGAAGGAGATAGAGCCTGATGAGCCTAAGCGTAGAGTTGAAGCATTACGCTATATAGATGTTCTATGCAGTTTAGTTAATGATAGTTATGATCCACTAAGTACAGGTGATTATATGTTTATAAAGACGTTAACAGATTCTATACATGAAGTAAAATACTTTGGTGGATTTACAAAAGATTCTAAGGAAAGGTTACGTGTTATAGAAAAACGATATAATTATATACATGAAGAAGACAGAACTAACATCGAGTGAAAAACTAGCTATATGTAGTTCATGTGAGCATTATTGGAAAGCAACAACGCAGTGTGGTATTTGTAAATGTTTTATGATAATAAAAGTGTTAACATCACTGCCATGTCCTGCTAAACCACCTAGATGGGAGTAAGTAATGAGTAAGTGGCAAGAGGATACATTGTATGAGATTACAATGTCAGTCCAAGCATTAGGGTTAGCAGTTAAGTTTAATAAACAAATAAAAAAGATGCAGACTCAGCCTCATCATAAACATAAGACTGTATGTGAGAGATACGAATATGCATACAGTAAGATAAAGAACAAGTAGAGAAATGGTTATGTGTACTAAGAAACAATTAGGGGAAACCAAATGGGACATAAAGTATTTATTAGACATACATACATATATCAATGCAGTGATAAAAATTGCAAAGGTGAATGGAAGATAAATGAAGCCGATAATATAGAAAAATTAAAATGCCCACACTGTGGTAAACACGACATTGTTGAGTATGTAATACTTGATCAAAGAGAAAAGTACAATCGAAAGTGGGAGTAGGTTGTTATTAAAAAGTTATGAGTTGTCCGTATACTAGTTTAAAAAATAAAATGAAAGGTTATATTAACTTTATACTTCGACCTAAACGAGAAGAGTATGGTGGTATGCCTGTATGCCCGTTTGCAGGATCAGAGCTTGATCAAGGTAAGTTATTAATTGATATATTCGATCCTACTATAGAAAGTTTCATAGATAAGATGCAGGAGTTCAAGGATAGCAAATATAACTCTGCATTATTTGCTCAAGTTAATACTGACACTATACCAGAAGTAGATACACGAAAATATCAGTCATATTTAAACAAGCTAATTAAAACTAGCGGGTTTACTAACTACAAGATTATATGCTTTAATCCAGAAGATACTATTACTAATATAGACGGGTTTAACCCTAGACAGTTTGCTCCTGCTTTTTTAATTAATGTAGCAGATAAAAAAGAGCTAGGTAAAGCGCATAGGACAATTATGAAGTCAAACTATTTTGATAAAATGTCAGATGCTTATAAAAAATATCTTAAAGTTTAGTTGGTAGTGTGAAGATTATTTCGTATATTTAATATAATTAAATGGGATAGGTAACTATCTCATCAGTTATAAAACATGGAAGATACATGTTAAGAGTGGACGCGACTATGATTAAGACCGGCATCAATCGAAAGCAATGTAGCACACCTCTGACTCTTCCATAGCTCTACGAACAAAGGCCACCTTCACGTGGTGTAGGGTGTTAAGGTTAAAGTTGCTCACTATTATATCCAACTGTTTAACCCACTGAGAGCCTTTATTTTTAAACAAATTAAAATTGATATATAATATGAAACGATTAACCGCACATCTAGCTCACGTTAAACCTATTAAAGAAAAGGTAGGTAACGAGGGTAAATTAAAAACGATATTGAACAATACATTATCAGTTCGCAACCTTAGATCACAAGCTGATGTTCACGAAGCTCTATCTAAGATTCGTTCCAACCACACTATTGCAACATGTACCAAGCATAATCATGCTACCTGGAATGTAGGTGATGAAATGTGGTACACTTCTAACGAAAAATAATCCATAAAACAGTTGGTAGTCTGAGATTTATTTCTTATCTTTAGTATATAAAGAAAGAGAGATGAAGAACCGGACAAACTACTTATTAAAAATAACTACAGATTTAGTTGGTAGTCTGAGTTTTTTTTCTTATCTTTATATTATAAATAAAGAGAGATAAATACCTAAAATTATGATTATAAAAAATAGAACAAATTCAAGCTGGTGGTTAGGAAACGACTTCTTTTCTGAGGATAGAGATATCCTGACAGGGGATATAGTTTCAGATAGAACTTCTGAGCTAATTAAGCTATCTGGATACCGTAGAGCAATTTCTAACTTCGTTAATATTGTAACCGGTAAATCAGATATACCAGTTCGATTTGAAGGTAAAGATAGTTATACTGATGGTAAGTCAGTTACTATTTCAGCTAGTATTAAAGATACAGATTTCGATAGTACTGTTGGTTTAGCTTTGCATGAAGGTTCCCACGTTCTATTAACTGATTTTAAGATCCTACCTAATCTAGAGGATGAGATAGCTAGCTGGGTAGAAGCTACTGATATATACTCTAATATAAATGAGAAGTATGAAATGAAGAGTCATATGGCAGCTAAAAGTTATGTGAAAGATAAAATTAGAAACTTGTTAAATATAGTTGAAGATAGACGAATTGATAATTTCGTATTCAAATCAGCTCCAGGCTATAAAGGTTACTATCATGCATTATACAATCGTTACTTTAGCTCACCTATCATTGATAAAGCTTTAAATTCATCTAGTCATAGAGAGTTAGATTGGAATTCTTACATGTTTCATATCATTAATATTACTAATGCTAACCGTGATCTTAACGCTTTACCTGGATTATTAGATATATATAAAGCTATAGATCTAGCTAATATTGATAGATTAAAATCTACTACAGAATCATTACAAGTTGCATTAGAGATATTTGATATAGTAGAAGCAAATATTCCTGCAGTTACTGAGCAAGATGGTGATAGTCAAGAGGATGGTAACGAAGGTAATAATGCTAATAGCGGTGAAGAAGCTACTACTACAGAAGGTGAATCTAAAGATGATGGATCAAAAGCTGATGGAGATGATGCTATCACAGGTACTGCTCAAGGAAATGGTGCTGGTGGGTCAGGAGGATCAGATCTACCTGATTTATCACCTCGTCAAGAGAAGCAGTTAATTAAAGCTATTCAGAAGCAAAAAGATTTTATCAATAATAATATTAAAAAGACTAAGCTTAATAAGACTGAGCAGAAGAAGATGGTGGCGTTAGATGAGTCAGGTTCAGAGATTAAAAAGGTAGGTAAGTCTACTAACAAGTATAATGGTAGAGTTTACGAAACTGAGTGTATATTAGTAAAAAAGCTCACTCAGAACGTTATTGATAATGCAGGGTACAATTTCTTAGATGCTCAAATGTGGAGATCTAAAGGAGAAAAAATGAGTAATGCTATTAGTAAAGGTGTTACTCTTGGTAGACAGCTAGGTAAGAAGCTTAAGTTAAGAAGCGAAGAGCGAAATACTAAATTTTCTAGACTTGATTCTGGTAAGATAGATAAGAGGTTGATTAGTACTTTAGGGTTTGGTGCAGAGAGAATATTTCAGCAGGTTATGAATGATAAGTATACCCCTGCTAATGTACACATCACAATAGACGCTTCAGGATCAATGGCTGGATCTAGATTCGAAAACTGTCAAACTGCTGTAGTTGCAATAGCTAAAGCAGCTTCTATGATTGATAACTTAGATGTTCAGATATCTTACAGAACTACAACAGGTGATAAACCGATTATCTTAATTGCTTATGACTCTAGAGTTGATAGCTTTAGAAAAATTACTAACTTATTTAAGCATATATGTGCTTCTAATTTAACTCCAGAAGGTTTAACTTTTGAAGCTATAAAAAATGAACTAGTTACTGCATCAGGTGATAAAGAGAGTTATTTCATTAACTTCAGTGATGGAATGCCATACTGCGAGCCTAAAGGCTACCAGTACTGGGGAGAATCTGCTATACAGCATACTAGAAAGCAGGTTGATGGTATGAAGAAGAGAGGTATCAAAGTGTTAAGTTACTTTATTGGAGGTGGTCAATATGGATCTACTAAAGATGACTTTACTAGAATGTATGGTAAATCGGCTCAAACGATAGATGTTACTAGCCTTGTCCCATTAGCTAAGACGTTGAATAAAATGTTTTTAACCAAGTAGTATGATACTTAACTACACACTACAAACTAACGAGAGCGTTAGGTAAATCCATTGATATGAATATAAACGGACGAGATATAACAGAGGCAGATTTAGTAAATCAAATTGATATGCTACACTCGGGATGGTGCAATATAATGTATAAGTATATATCTACTGATAAGAACTTCCTAAAAGATATGCATGGTACTAATTATAAAAAGCGACAATTATTAGATGAGTTAGTAGAGCACTTTATTAAGACTGAAGAGTATGAGAGGTGCGCAGAACTAGTAAAGTTAAAGGAATGGTAAAGGTAAGTTACAAAGATGTACTTAGAGAACCAACCATGGCAGCTAATAGAAGGATTGATGATCTTATCAATCAAAGGAATAAAATTGATCGTGAGCTACGTGAGATGCGTTCAAAATGTAATCACATGGAGCAGACGATTAAACAAGTGACGCTAGGCGAGGGGTGTCAGACGAGCACTAGATGGGTGTGTTGTGAGTGCGCAGCTGTGATAGGCTATCCATCAGAATATGAACTAAATAAATTTTTTAAAAAGTAAAGTTATGTCAACAGTAAGTCAGGAAGCAGAATGTCAAAGATGTGATTACGAACACGGTTATCACGAGTTTCAAACAAGAACAATGGAGGATTATTTTATGTGTCCAAGGTGCGGGCATCAGGTACGTTATGTAGTTGATAACTGGGATGATTCAAAATACAAATCAGGTAAAAAGAAGGGTCAAAAGAGAAAGACTTGGAAGCCTAAATATCGAACTGAGACTATAGTACCAGTTGCATCATACACTTTAAAAGAGAAAGGTGCATTAGGTAAGCAGTTAGGTCCAGTTCCTACAGATGAAGATCTAGTTAATTTTAAACTAAACGTAGTAGAGCGTTCAACTGAATTGTCTGTAGCTAAATTAACATATCTATGTGCTGAAGGGCAATACTTAGGTAAATGGGTAGAAGAAGACTTACTAGAAAATAGAGTTAAATTATTAAAATAAAATAAATGAATAAAAGGTTATATGATCTTCCTGTCGAGAGAAGGAGGAAAGAGTTTCAAAAAATTAAAAAGAAGGTTCTGAAGAGGTATCCGAACGCATCTACAAAAGCAAATAGTGAAGGTAAATATTATATCATAGATGGGTATGGTGGAGTCATAGGTGAAGATTATATGCTACCGCCTGCTAAATCAGTCTGGGATGCGTGGGAGTATGCGCTACAGTACGGAATTAAATTACATCAAAATTTACTACGAACACATCCAAGTAAAGGATTAAGCGATAAAGCTGAGGCTAAGGTTATGCGTATTAATAGGCGTAGAGGTAATCGGTATAAAGAATAGTTGTTTATATGAAATTAAATTACTATATTAACAATAATAAAATTATTTATTAACTAAAAGGTTGTGGCTCACCACTAAAATAGAATGTCATACGACAACAAAAACAACAGCAAAGAATGGAAAATGCCTAAAAAAACTGACAACAGAATTGGTGTAATGCAAGGAGGGTTACATACTCATCCAAGAGAGCAGCGTTATGGTAACTTGTGGGGTCATATCGACTTCTCGCCTAGAGAGGGAGTTAGAGGTGACGGTAAAGATGGGTATAATAACAAAACTATTGGAGAGCTTTCAATTGGTAATTATAAAGTTGCACTAACATGGACTGAATGTACTAAGATTATTGAAGCAATAGCTAATGGAAAGGAAGCGTTCAAGACTGGTAAAGCTCTTGACATAGTATAAAAAGAGAAGACATGGGTATATTATTATTTATAGTAGGAGCGTTATTGGGTGCTATAAGCACTTATTGGTACGCAAGTAAGACAATTAACGGGTTAACAGAGAAGAATCTAGATAAAGCTTTAGTAATAAGTTTACTAAAAACTAGAGCAGATAAGTCTACAAAGAAGATCGTTAATAAGAAAGAAAGTAAAAAATCAAAAGCAACTAATTAAGGGTTGTGTATAGAATAAATCCGGGGCATATATAAATATCTTAAGTGTTTATTTATATGTGCAACAGATTTACTTAATGCTAATACAAGGGTTAACTTAAATTAAAACAAAAAGAGGAAATATATGAAAAATTTATTTTTAACATTAGCACTGGGCTTTGCAACTATGTTCGCATCAGCACAGAATTTTATAGTAGTTACAACTTACACTGCAGCTGAAGAAGGCGCAGAGTGGGAAATGTCTAGCTTAACTGACAACATGGGTATTGGATACGCAGTAAACGATACTTGGACAGTTGGTTTAATCACAGCTGGAGAAGATTCTTTAGGTGATGCTTCTTACGACCTTTTTGGTCGTTATAATTGGAACGAAAACGTTTACGTTTCAATCCAAGCACCAACCGAAGAAATGATGGATAACTTAACTTTAGGGTTAGGATATTCATTCAACGTATGGAAAGGGTTAGCAGTAGAACCTAACTATACAATGGGTCTTAAAGAAGACGCAAACGGAGAAAGAGAAGGTACATTCAACCTAGGGTTGGCGTACCGTTTCTAAGTAATTAATATCCCATAATGGGATCAACCCTTGTAGAGCATCGGCAATTGTGCCACAAAATTTGTATTTAACAATACAATAGATATAGGAGATTTATAACATGGAAAATGTAATCAAATATGTAACAGGATTCTTTGGCGGTTTATTAACTGTCTTAATGGCAGTATTGCCAGTAACAATCCTTTGGACTGTCTTAACAGGTGGTTCAGTATTCGGAATGGACGTAATAGCTAACTTAACAGCTATCGTTACTTCATTAGGAAATGGTGGGTTCGTAGGACTTATCGTTTTATTAATAGTAGCTTCATTCTTCGTAAAGAAGTAATTAGTTAACATGTATAGGTCCTGGGCGATTGGTCCAGGGCCTAATACATTAAATAAAGGTAAGAGAAAAAAATGTTATATTTAGGAATAGTAATAGGATTACTAATTGGTGCAGGAGCAATGTACCTTAAGAGTGTAAAAGAAGTAGATGTAGTAAATGCTACTCTAGAAGCAACACAAGACAAGTTAAAATCAGTTAAAAGTCAGTTATATAAGAGACGTACATCTTATAAAAAGAAACCAAACGTTCAAGCAAATGGCAAAAAAACAACGCGGAAAAAAACAACCTCCAACTCTAAAAACTCAAATATCTAGTAATCTCTCTAAAAAAGCTAATAAGCTTTTGGACCATTATGAAAATATTGAAGCATTACGGAAGGTAGGTGAATCTAATTCAGAGACATCTCAGCTATTGAGTAAGTTAGGTGATATATTTAATACCACGGAGGAGGTACCTAAAGATACTTTCAGCTCTAAAGTTGAAGATGTTTTAGGTAAATTAAAAACGCTTAAGCAATTAATTGTACTTAATATAATGTGTACTGAAGATAAGAAGAATTTTGATACCGATGAGTATCGTGAGGATAGAATGTTTGTAACAGATACTGTATTTAAAATACATGCTACTTCAGAGGTGGATAGAGCAGATCTAGTTACAATGAATACTTTATATAAAAAACATAAACGGATTAAGCAATTATTTGATTAATAATTACTAATTATTATAAAGGGAATAATATGATACAACTTATTACGATACAAAGATTTATGTTACCTAGAACTGCACACTGTAAAGGTGGATGTTAGCTATGGATAGCTATACTGATAATTACGATACATTTAGTGATGATGATGAATTACTAAACGCAGCTATTAGTAATACATATGAATATTTAGTTAGTGAGCTAGAGATATCTGAACTTCCAGCTGGTACATGGATGCTTAAGCAACCAAGGCGAGTTGCAACTATAGATCAGCTTATAGAGTACTTTACAGGAACAGAAGAGTATGAGAAGTGTGCTGAACTAGTAAAGATAAAACAAACAATAAATTGACCGCTAGTACTTTTATTAGCTGCTCAAATGGACGAGGGTTCGACTCCCTCCATCTCCACAACAATTATATGTGAAAACATATAATACAATAAATTACATATAAAGTATATGTAATTACATATAATATGGGGATGACTTGGATATTGACATTGAGATAAGGATTTAAGGAAGGTCACGCATAACAGGCGAACATGTTGAAATGGCAATGGCGGCTTAATAAAGTCCCCAGAACCGAACGGCGTTAACAGGGCAAGTCGTATAAGCCCGGTGGTGGTGGACCTATAAGGTATAAATTATGACAATGATGAGTAGACCAATAATAAAGAAAAAGATTAAGCGTAACAATGTTGTGTATAATCTTGAGTTATGGAATACGATAGATGATGATTTTATACCAAATGTATCAGAGCCACCCCAATTCCGAAAAGATTTCTTTAATGATGTAGCTATGGATGGTAAATGGCCTGACTCAACAGAGTATCAAGAGAGGTTCGATGATTGGTTTGATAATCTATCTAAAGACAAGCAAATTCAATATGCTAGAGCTATTGATGAGTCTAATAGGGTTATAATATTAATGGTGTGGGAGCAAGTTAATAAATTAGATAAGCATGAGTTGTTCAATAATAACATCAGGCAGTTTAGTATCTGGTTCTCAGGTTTGGATCCAGCTGATATTGACTTCTACATGACACGTATAATGTCTAAACGTCGTTTGATGCCTGCTGAGTTTAGAAGTGATAGCCCTGAGTTATTATCTGCTGAAGAGATAACTAACGCGTTACAAGGTGTATATGATAGTATAAATGATGATTTAATTCGAGCAACAACTATTAACGGTCTACTGTGTATTAGCTGTACTGATGAATCAAGATTAGCTAAAGTAAAAAAGCATATGATAATGCATGGTAGTATATTACGTGATTATCGCAAGAAAGAAAACATCAGCGGTAATATGATTTATACATATATATTTTCTAAACCGTAATATACACGTTATTAGTGCACCTTTACATACTTATATATACACATAACTAAACAGAGGAGAAATGCTATGAAGCAACTATTAATTTTACTATGTATGGCTACATCGTTATACGCAATATCGCAGACAACTATAAATCCAGACACTGTATGTTCTGGTGCAACAGCGGAGCAGTACTTTGTAACTAACACACCTACATCAACCTATCAATGGACTGTTAACGGAGGTGGTAGTTCTATACAGACAGGTCAGGGTACTAATCTAATAACAGTTGACTGGGGTACAGTTGCAGGGTTATACTCTAATGCGGTCGAAGTTGTAGAGTCAAACGCTGCAGGATGCCCTGGTTTGCCTATATTATTAGATGTATTTATATTAAGTCTATCAAGTAATCTCATAGGACCTTTCTGTCCAGGTGATCCGTCTGCATCGTTAGTTGGTAATCCGATCGGTGGAACTTGGTCAGGCACAGGAGTAACAGGAAATAATTTTGATCCTGCATCTGGTATAGGAAATTATATACTAACTTACTCATTAGCGGGTTGTACAACTACAATAAATGTTATTGTTAATAGTGGTCCAATTACTGGACCTATTCAACACTTTTAATATGAGATGGTTAGTAATATTATTACTACCTTTTCAGTTATTAGCTCAAGAAACTTATAATGATTGCGCAACTATTGAACCTCAATCATATCAAGTAAGCTATGAAGTTGATAAGATATACTACTGGTCAATCTCTAACGGAGAGGTAGTATCTACGTTTGACAATACAATAACAGTACAATGGCCTGATACTGCAGGAGAGTACCTCATTTCAGTATATACTACTAGATTTGGATGTGAAGGAGATACCTCTAGCTATCAAGTGGTTATAAATGAATGTCCATACGCTACATTATTCTTTCCGAGCTCATTTACACCAAACAAGGATGGAATTAATGAAACATACTTTATAGGAGGTAAATCAGCTGATAATATTGAGTATATTACGATATATAACAGGTGGGGTAATAGGGTATTTGAAGCTGATGGAAATATGCCATGGACGGGTGATGAATGTGCGGCTGGCGTTTATGTTGTTAGTGTATTTGTTAATAATAATAGGTTTACAAGAAAGGTTACTTTAATACGATGAAAAAGTTACTATATATAATATGTTTATTGATTAGTTTTAACGCAGGCGCTCAATGTATAACTGGTCAGACTTCTACTACTGTTCCTGCAGGACCTTATCAACCAGGGGATGTTGTTACTGTAACATATACTTTAAATAATTTTACAGGAATATTCATTAATTGGATTCATGCATTTCAGATAAATTTATCCCCAGCTTGGATTAATTTAACACCTATAACCACTCCACTTAATCCAGCAGGATCTGCAGGGAATTGGGTATGGGATTTGCAGCATACATTTATAGGAGGATTGAACTTTGGACCAGGGTGGAGGTTTGATAATACAGGTAATGTAGATTGGGGAACTACCTCCACAGGTCCGTTCACAGTGAGTTTTACCGTTGAGGTGGGTCCAACATGTACCCCAGATGTTTTAACTATTGATATGCTAGTAATAGATGATTGCACAACTGGTGGTTGGACGGGAGGTGGAGGAGCTTGCTGTACTGATCCAGCATTTCAGGTATATAATGGAATTATACAAGTACCACCTATTAATACATCACTAATAAACCATAACTAAGTTGGTAGTTTAAAATACTTTTCGTATATTTATATTAAATAACTTATTGATACTGCGGGTCAGCAAGTTATATTAAAACAATAATGTTTAATAATTAAAATTATCTAAGGAGATTTATTATGGGAAATTTAACACCATTCGGCACATCGCCATTCGACGTCCTTTTCAAGGACTTTTTCAAGACAGATGTAGACTACCAGTTTGCAGATGCAACTAAACTAAACCATCCAGTAGACATATACGAGGCCAATGACGGTCTTAATATAGATATTGCTTGTGTTGGGTTAACTAAAAAGGATATTGAGCTCACTATTGAGGGAGATATTCTTCGAGTAGAATATAAAAAAGAAGCTGGCCATAACGGGGCAGAATACATTCAGAGAAACATTGCTAAACGAGCGTTCAACTTTGGATGGAGAATAAGCGGAAGATTTGATCTATCAAATTTACAAGCTAAACTAGAAAATGGTTTACTAACTCTATTTGCACCAATTGCAGATGAGGCTAAACCTAAATCTATAACTATTAAGTAGAGTCTATTATGATGTTTGCAAGTAAGAGAAGGAGTTTATTAAAAACTATTAGTTGGAGGATCGTAGGGACCATAGATACAATGGCCTTAGGGTGGTTTATTACTGGTAGCCCTTTAGTAGGATTAAAAATAGGGGCATTAGAACTATTTACTAAGTTCATCTTATACTATTTTCATGAAAGAACTTGGATCAATTGCAAATACGGTATAGATTCTAAAGTTAAAAAGGTTATAGAAAAACAATAAAAAGCTGGCCCGCACGTCAATTTAAAAAATACATCATGAATAGAAAAGTATGGAAGTATGAGGATGAATACTGGGTAATACATAGAAGTATACCTGAACATCAAATGTCACCAAAATCGTTAGGTTATAATTCTGATGATAAAAACAAAATGGTACGAGTTTGGGTAGAGTATCTACGTGATAATTGCAATAATATCGAGAAGGTTTTTAGTAAAGACGGTGTATTCTTATTCTGTGAGCAAATTAAATCTGCAGAATTAGTATAAAACAGTTGCTTTTACGATTTATTTTAATTATATTCTATAATTTATAATAATAATAATAATAATAATAATAATAATAATAATAATAATAATTTATATATAATAATAATATTAATAATTTATATATAATAATAATAATAATTTATATATAATAATATATAATAGATATTTATAATAAGAGGAATAATATGAAATATAAAGAACAAGTACAGTCAAGAGCGGAAGCAATCGTTAATTTATTAGAAACGTTAGAGCGTGGACTTCAAGCTAACGCTATAAGTAAATCAGAAGCAGTTAAGTTGGTTGCTAAATTAAGACGTCTAATTACTGAGATAGATAACTTCGCTGACCTCGAGGGGTAAAATGCAGAAACACTTATTTCCAATTATAATTACGCTAAGTGCACTTGCCGTTTCAGGTAGTGCTGCATTCTATTCTGTTTATGGATTAAGTAAGTTGTTTGCGGGAGCAAGCTTACAAGTTATGATTATGGCTGGTTCATTAGAGTTTGCAAAATTGGTTGTTGCATCTTTACTATACCAGTATTGGGACACAATAAATAAAGGTTTACGAGCATATCTATCTATAGCATGTCTTGTGTTAATACTAATAACATCAGGTGGTATATATGGATTCTTATCAGGCGCATATCAATCCACTGCTACTCAATCAGAGCTACTTGACAAATCCCTTATGATTCTAAATCAAAAACAGATTAGATTTGAGGAGCAGAAAGAGGATCTTAAGATAGAAAAGCAGGGATTATCTAAATCAATATCAGATCTAAGAGTCGCTCTATCTAATCCAGCGCAAGTGCAGTACATAGATAAGGAATCAGGTACGTTAATTACAACATCATCATCTTCAGCAAGAAGAGCTCTTCAAGGTGAACTATCTACAGCTACTAATAACAGAGATGTTATAAATTTAAAGATGGAAGCTGTAATGGATTCTATTAATAAAACAGATATGGCATTGCTAGATAAAGAGATATCTAATGAAGCTGAGAGTGAGCTAGGTCCTTTAAAATATTTAGCTGAAATAACTGGTAAGGATATGGGAGTTGTTGTTAATTGGTTCTTATTATTAATTATATTTGTATTTGATCCTTTAGCTATAGCGTTAGTAGTAGCAGCTAATATGGCATTTGCACAAATAACTCCTAAAGTTACTATGTCTGTACCAGTCGGTAAAAAGTTTAACACACCCTACCCAGTACCTTTGAACATTGAGAACCCATCAAGTGAATTAAAAACTCGTGTTGCTAATAATCAAGCAAGATTAAAAGATCAAGAGTATAGTCAAGATAACTGGGATAGTAAAGTGCATAGTTCAAGTTTAAATCCGAACAGTTTATCTAGTAGTATTAAGGTTGAGAGAAAGGATCTAGTAATGGATGATCTTGAGACGAATATATCTAAACCGGAAAAGGTTGAAATTGGATTAGATGCGTTGATCGATATACTGGAGGATGAAGAATTGCAACTACCAGAAAATTCTGTTACTGAGACTGATATACCCTTACCAGTTGAAAAAAATATTCCAGCTGCTGAGCAATCAAGCGAGCACACACTATACCATGGTGATTCAAAGCAAAAATCATTAAGTACTAACGATAAACGTAGAAAGCGTGTTATCAAACGACCTAAACACAATCCAAACAAACCACATAACCCGAACCCTTATAAAGGATAAGTTGGTTAACTTATTTTTTTTTCGTATATTTAATTATATGGCAAAGAAAATAAAAACTGTTTACAATAGTTACACTGACGGTGGTGAACGATACATGATATGTCGTAATAGCATTGAGGGTGGTAGATGGTGGAAAGGTAACTTATGCGGAGAGTGGGTAAAGGTTAATGTAGATACAACTGCTACCCTTTGTCATAGATGTGTAAATAAAGTTACTGAGCCTCCTAAATTTACTCCCAGGTATGCCCCTACAGGTCGACCAAAAGGCTGGCAATGGATGACAGAGTTTGTAGATAAGGACGGTAAGGTTTATCATAAAGGTAAAGAGCAACCTGCTCTTGAAGGCACATTACCAGTAACTATAGTTGAGAAGGTTAGTAATAAAAAACGATTAACTAAGCGTGAACGAGAAACTCAACGAAGAAATGATGCATCAAAGATATATACTCTTAAGAAGAAATTAGCTAAAGCTAAATTTAAGAAAGATAGAAAGCCCTTGGAGGTGCAAATCCGGAAACTTACTAGAAAAATAAAAGTTAAATAAGTTTGTTTATTTAATTTTTTTTCGTATATTATACTATATGGATAAACTAATATACACTCGTGGTACTCATTCTAATGAAATACAGAAGGTTGAACTAGATGTTAATGAAAATATAGACATACATGATTTTAAAAGAGTATGTAAGCAGCTAGCATGTGCATTAGGTTATGACGCATTGAGTGTTCAACAGGCTTTTGAAGGTAAAACATCACAAGTAGATAAATTAAAGCAAATTTTAAAAGGTTAAATATGTCAAAGAATATATACGGTAATTACGAGGAGCAAGAAGAAGATTTGAATAAAAACTCAAACGCATCTGACGAGGAAGTTTATTATGAAGATGAGCTTGAGAAAAAGCATCTCTATAAAGAGATAGAATTTGCAGTAGATGTAGAAGATAGTATTATCTATATTATAGGTGAAATTGAAGATTTCGGTTTATATGATTTTATGGTTAGGTGTAGAGCTATATTGCGTAATCGTCAAGAGGGTGATGATTCACCAATTAATGTAGTTATTGACTCTGTAGGTGGTGATGTGTATGAGATGTTCGGTATAATCGATTATATTGAAAGTCTGGAGAAAAACAGTAACATTAAAGTTAATACAATATGTAGAGGTAAAGCAATGAGTGCAGGTGCAATGATACTAGCCAGTGGTACAGGTAAGAGATATGCTAGCAAGAGGTCAACAATAATGATACATGAAGGTTCATCGATGCAAGCAGGTAAGTCATCAGATTTAAAAGCTGCACATAAATATAATTCACATCTAGAAGAAATGGCTAATGCATTATTAGGTGAGAAGACATCAAAAGATAAAAAATTCTGGTCTGAACAAACAAAAACTGACCTTTATTTATCCGCAAAAGATGCTCAAAAGTTGGGCGTTATAGACGGTATAATTAATTAATATATGAAATTAAACGAAAAACAAATTACAGGAAACTGGGCAGATTTAATTGGTCGTATTACACACCAATTTAGTGGTGAACGACAAGACAAGTTATTAGAAATGTATAACTACTTTGCAGATAGAATGATGTTCGCCCCTGCAAGCTCTAGGGAGCATTACCATAATTGTTTTCCAGGTGGTTACGTGGATCATGTTTTACGTGTTATGGATTGTTCATTTGATCTATACAATTCCTGGATGATGCAAGGTGCTTACACTGACAACTACTCGGTTGAAGAGTTAATGTTTGCTGCATTAAATCATGATTTAGGTAAGATAGGTGATCTAGAGAATGATACCTACATACCCAACACGTCTGAATGGCATAGAAAGAACCAGGGAGCTCTGTATACAGTAAATCCTAAAACTGAATTTAGTCTTGTTCCAGATAGAAGTTTATTTTTATTACAGCATTTTGGTATTAAATACTCTTGGAATGAGTTCTTAGGTATACGGACGCATGATGGTATGTATGAAGAAGCTAATAAGCCATATCTAGTTAGTTTTAATCCTGACTCTAGATTACGTTCAAATTTACCTCTTATACTCCATCAAGCTGATATGATGGCTTCTAGAGTAGAGTGGGAGCGATGGAAGTATGGTGAAAACGGGCTACAAGGTAATCGAACATTAACAGATGTATCTAAAGACAAGATGATGGATCATGTAGTTAAGAAACCAGCAGCTGCACCGAAATCTGTCCCTAAAAAGAAACCAAATCCTGCTTCACAACTTAATACTGGAGCAGATACTAGTAAACTATTTGATGAGTTATTCAAATGATAATAGCAATAATAATTTTAAGCATAGCATTAATATGCTCACTGTATGCCAATTACAATATACTTAAGAAGTATGAGCGAGGTGAGGAATATATAACGAATTTAGAAACATGGTTTGTTCAATTCTCTAAAACTATCACTAACATGAACAAGGAAATGGAGAAGATAGATAAGAGAGGAGCATTTTCATCTGATGATGAAGTTGGATATTTCTTTAAAGAACTCAAATCTATTATTGGTAAAATAAACAACTTAGGAGATAATGATGAATCTAACTCAAACGAGCTCTAGCCTTTCACCTGTACAAGAATTTTATGAATGGTATGCAATTTTTGAAGCTGAACGTAAAGCTACAAAACAAAAAAAGCGCCGCGGATACTTTTTTGAAGAAAACGAAAAAGCTATTATAGCGTATAATAATGAACCAGATTATCATCTACGTAATAAAGTTTACTCCCAGCATATTCATAAACCCTTTATGAAGTTAGCTGAAAATATAATTCATACCTTTAAATTCTATTGTTTCGATGATTGCTATGCTGATGTACAAGCAGAAGTGGTAGCTTATCTTATAGAAAAGATTGATAAATTTGATCCAACAAAAGGATCTAAAGCATACTCATACTTCAGTATAGTAGCTAAAAACTATTTAATTTATAATAATAATGAAAATTATAAAAAGATGAAACAGAAGACTGATCTAACTGTAGTAGATTTATCACGTAATATTACTAATGAAATAGTACGAGCTGAGTATGTAGAATCTAAAAAAGATTTTACCGATCTCATGGTAGAATTCTGGGATGATAATCTTAATGTTATATTTACGCGCAAGAAGGATATTAGGGTAGCTGCAGCAATAGCGGAACTTTTTCGTCGACGAGACAATTTAGAGATTTATAATAAGAAAGCTCTATATATATTGATACGTGAGATGGCAGACGTAAAGACGCAATACATTACTAAAGTGGTGAATCAGATGAGAAAAATATATAATTATATGTGGGAGGAATATAATATTAAAGGAAAGCTTCCTGCATATGATCAAAACTCTAAATATTTCTAATTATTATATATGGATAAAGATAGTGAAATATTTAAAGGAAAGAGTTTTTCCGATATAGCTAAGGATTTATACGGTGCATCTAAGAAAAAAGAGTCACAAATAAACCTACTTATATCAGAATTAAAGCCGTTTGTGACTAACATCGGTGATGCAACATTAATAGTACCTTTAATAAAAGACTACCTTGAGGTAAGCGTAAAAAATGATGATCAATTGGCTAAATTACTAGCAGTAGTTCAGCGATTAATTGGTAATAACGTGCAAGGTGAAGGCGATTTTGGTATCTCTGAAGAAGAGAAGCAGCAGCTTCTTGATGAACTGGAAGCTATCAACCATACTAATAAAAAGATCGACGACACAGTTAAGGGTATAAGCAATGGGCTACAAAAAAATAAGGAATAATAAAGCTAAGTTTTATAATCCGGTTGGTCCTCAGACACCGGTAACACCTCAAGATCTAGAGCATTCAGCTAATCTTCGCATTACTGAAATCAATACTGAGCCTGCAGAGGTAGTCGATATTATACTTAATGTTGATCACCCTCATTACGATAGCTCAATACCTGATCCAGAGGAACAATTTGGTATGATACAGATTAGACGTATCCATACTGATCAAAATTTAATTGATATTGAAAACCTACCGTGGGCAGTACCTCTTACTAGAAATGTAAAGCAATACCCAGTTATACATGAAATTGTACTTATTACATCTCATGTATCAAAGCTAAGTGTAAACAATGTTGATATTGAACAATTGTATTATCATGACATACTAAATCTATGGGGATCCGTTCACCATAATTCAATACCCTTCCTTAGTATACCTGATCCATCAGCTGATGATGAAATGGCATCTAAAATTGAAGAGTATAAAGAAGCTGGTTTCGGTAATCCTAATATAGCTGGAGATGAGGGTGGTGATATTGAATTAGGTGAAACATTTAAAGAGCAGCCAAAAATACGACCTATACAACCTTATGAAGGTGATCTGACGCTTGAGGGAAGGTTTGGTCAATCAATACGATTTGGTTCCGCAGTTAAAGCAACAAGCGGTCCTGAAAATATATGGTCTGACCCATCAACTGATGATCCAGCTGAACCAATATTAATCATACGTAACGGTCAAGATCAGGATCTCGAGGATGGTGGAGAGCATGTTGTTGAAGCACCTGATCTTGAAGCATCTTCTATTTGGTTGACTCGAGGTCAAACATTACCATTAACATTTGGTTCTACTAAGTATGATGCATTATCATTCGAAGCAGGGGAGAATACAGTAGGTGAAGATCTTACTGCACCAACTACAGATGATCTAATAGATGGAGAGGGAGAGCGACAAGGTCAGATATTATTAACATCTAATCGTTTAGTATTTAATAGCCGTGAGGCTGGTACATATATTTTTGGAGGAGGTGGTATCGGGCTAACAACTGAAACAGATATGACGCTGGATGCAGGTAGTGAACTCTTAGTTGATACACCATCAATATACTTAAACGCAACAGAAAAGCTTGAGATAGAAGCACCACTTATTTATCTTGGTAAATCTCAACAATCAGAGGACGATGGTGGTGTCGGAGCTACTCAAGCTACTAAAGGTCACCCTCTAGTCTTAGGTGATGAGGATGATTTATGGAAAAGTACTTTATGTGATATTATTGACGCAATGTTAACAACACTTCAAGGAGAGATACATCCAACACCGGTAGGTCCATCGGGACCACCTATACAAGCTCCACAATATGCATCACAACAAGCAGATATAGCAACTTTAAAAGCATCACTAGCAACTAGCTATAGTGATACTGTATGGGTGCAAAGAAACGGATAACAGAGGATAATTATGCCAGCATTATGGCCAGGATTTACAGCAGCAATGAACCCATGGTTTTGTGGAGACGCAGAAGGTGGTGAGGAGTGGGAAGAAGCAGGAGCTCCTACAGCTAAGAAGATTACTGATGAGTATGAGTTAGCTATTACTGGACTAGCAGCTATTACTGTATCACAAGGTACTTTATTGAGTGGTTGGCAAAAATCGATTATGGAGGATGGTTGGAAAGCCTCATTTAAACTAGCATTTGACTCAGCAGGTATACCACCCGAGGGTATAGATCCTCAGGTGCCTAATTGGATACCAGCAGCTACAGGTACAGTAAACGCCTGGATGGGAGCACAATTTAACCCGATGCCACCACATATTCCTGCAGCAGCACCAGTACCTGGGCTGAATCCTACAGTTAATAATCCAGGTACTGCAGGTTTAATGGCACTTGCATCAACCATTAATGATGCATTCCATAGCAATCAATGCGGAGCAATAGCTGGCATACTTGTAGGAGGGTTTATACAGCATTTAACTCTAGTTGGTGGAATATATAACGGGTTAGTGCCAGCAGTACCAAGTCCTATTCCAACACCTATACCTTTCCTGGGAGTTGCTTAGGCTTTTTAACCTATAAATTAGAATAGGTTATATTTATATATGATAAAGTATATTTAGAGGAGAATTATGTCAACAAACAAATTAGCACAAGTTATAAGAAAAATTGTTCGAGAAGAAGTTCGTAAAGAGGTACGAAGTCTTTTAAATGAACAGCAAACTAAAAAAGTTATAAGAAAAGCACCTACCACTGGATTAAAAGAGGTATTGGGTCTTGAGCGATCGGGCAATCGTAGCACAGTTAAGCGCAAACAAGCAAAGCAGTATACTAAAAATGCTACTTTAAATGCAATACTGAACGAGACAGCAGGAGATATAGCGAATGGTAATGCATCTAGATTATCACAGCAAGCTGATGACTATCAAACAATGGGTAACGGAGCATTTACTTCTAATAATGCTCATACATTTAATAAAAACTCTCTAGCTTCTAAAATGGGGTATGGTGGTAACACTCAAACTAGTACTCCAACGTTAGATGAAATGGTACCTAAAACTGATGTGCGAGGTGCATCTACTCGTAACACTCAAGTAGACGCAGGGATAGCTAAAGCATTAACAAGGGATTATAGTGGATTAGTAAAAAAGTTTAAAAGGTAAGGTATGGCACAATTATTTGGTAGAGATGATATAGCATTAGGTATTAAGCTCCCGTTTGGGGGTGGTCAATCTAATTTTGCTCTCAATTATACTACATTAGATCAAGCAAAAACTGATTTAGTAAATTTACTCTTAACTCATAAGGGTGAGAGGTATATGCAACCAAATTTTGGCACTAATTTACGTCGATTTTTATTTCAACCTAATACATCAAGAATTGAAGGAGAAATTAGAAGCGAAATATTAGATACAATTAAATTTTGGCTTCCGTTTATAAATTTAAACAGAATAGATATAATACGAGATATACAGGAAATTAATCAATATAGAATAAAGATAGCATTAGAAATGTCAGTGGCAGATGATGTAGCGGAGTTTACTAATGTTACATTTATATTTGATCCATCAGGCGCAGTAATAGTAGAGAATTTATAGGATAATTATGTCAAACGTAAACGAAAAAATATCAAAAGATATAAAATATATTGGTAAAGATTTTCCATCATTAAGAAAAAATCTTGTAGATTTTGCTAGAACCTACTACCCAACTACCTTTAACGATTTTAATGAATCATCCCCTGGTATGATGTTTCTTGAGACAACAGCTTACGTTGGTGATGTATTAAGTTTCTACCTTGATAAGCAATTTAAGGAATCACTACTACCATACGCATCAGAGAAAAAAAATATTATATTGCTAGCTCAAGCTCTAGGCTATAAACCTAAACAATCAGTAGCTGCAATAGTTGATGTAGATATATACCAAACAGTTCCATCCATCGGTTCAGGGAATAATAATCGACCAGATTTTAGGTACTGTTTAGCAGTAGAGGGTGGTATGCGAGTAAAGTCAACTTCCGGTACTTCATTTAGAAGAGACGCTCCAGTCGATTTTAGTATTTCTGGATCGAATAACGAAACTGATATATCTATATTTACGGTAGACGAAACAACAGGTGAACCTACCTTTTACTTATTGAAAAAGCGAGCATCGTTTCAATCAGGTAATAGGGTGACTCAAACAATAAGTGTTGGACCCGCTCAAGCATATCTGCAAATACCTCTAAGTAGAACAAATATTATATCTATAGATAAAGTTACAGATAGTGATGGTAATACCTGGTCAGAGGTACCCTTTCTCGCTCAAGATACAGTACATAAGCGAATAACAAATAACCAATATAATGACCCGGAGTTGACAGAGTATAATTATGAGACACCTTACCTCCTTAAGATTAATAAAACCTCTAAGCGATTTACTACTAAGATTCGCGAAGATGGGAAGATGATCTTAGAATTCGGTTCAGGAACATCTACTAAACCGGATGAGGAAATTGTACCTAATCCACTAAACGCAGGATCACTATTACCTACTTCTAATAAGATGTCTAGAGAGTTTATTGACCCCAGTAACTTTATGTTTACAAAGGCATATGGTCAAGCACCTGGTAATACAACTCTAACTATAGAGTATAGTATTGGTAATGGAATGCAAGATAATGTAGTATCAGGTGAGATAAATGACATAGATTTTATATCATACTTAAGTGATGGAGCAGGATTAGATGGTGTACTGTATACTAATACAGTTAATTCAGTAGCAGCTACTAATCCCAGTCCGGCTCAAGGTGGTAGAGGTTCTGAAACAGTAGATGAAATACGTAATAATGCATTAGCGCATTTCAATG